TATCTTCTGTTATAACATTGGTAATATTATCTACCTTATTTCTAAGATATGCTAATGTTTCTGTTAGGTTCATTTTTGTTGTTTCTGAATATTTCTAGCAGGTGGATTTTCTTCTGGAAGAAAACCTATTCGTTTAGAAGGTGATACTTGTTTTTTGTTACTAGGCGGTGTTTTAGATAACTGTGTTTGTAGGTTTTTCAATACAGATTGCTTTTGTCTAGTAGATAAACCTTGCATCAACTTAGTGATTTGTGTGGCTGTCATCTTAGCTTGTTGCGTTGAGGCTTGAGCCGATTGCGGTGTAGTATTTGATGTTGCCGCGGCTGATGCAGATGATGGGGTTGCTCCGGTTTGAGCAGGAGTAGTTGTTGCTTGTTGCGGTTCTTGTCCACCTTCTGCGTGTGATACAGACCAAGCTAAATCAGCTAACTTGGGTATTGCTGACTTACCTTTATCTTTGGAATAAGTTTGTTCCAACTCTTTAGCTAATGTTGCCACTTGAGTTGTTACTGTAGGATCACTGATATTAACACCCTTCATAAACTGTTTAAAGAAGTTAGTAATATATTGACTAATAGATTGTTTAGTTGATCCTTGTGCAGGATCTTGTTCAGCTAAAATACTTTCAAACAAATAGTTTAACTTATCAAATCGTGAACCTTCATTAACTTTACTTAAGTTTTGTGCCATCTGCCCAAATGCCTGATTACCTGCATTTGTTTTGTTGTTCTTTTTAGTTTTAGTAGCATTATTTAACTTATCATTAAACTCATCGTCCATTCCCATTGCTGCCATTTGAGCCGCTAGCTTAGGATTTTTTTCCTTCATCGCATCAATTTTTGCCTTCATTGCAGCCTTAACCTCTGCTGGATCAGTAGTTACTACAGTGGGTCCCGCTGTTTTAGTAGGTTCTTGTGCTACCGGAGCAGGATTATTTTGAGCTTGCATATCGTCATTGCTCTTTGCTTGCGACTGGCTTGCGGCTGCGTCAGCTTTTTGTTTTTTAGCACTATCTGACGTCCATTTATCTAACTCTGCTTGATATTCAGGTGTTGGTTCTCCGGTAACACCGTCATATTTCCCATTGGGAAATCTAGGATCACTTGATTGATAACCTTGCGGAGCAGACATCTGCTGTTGTGCAGTTTGTGTTGCGGTTGTTTGTTGTTGCTGTCTTACATTGTCAGCACTCTTATTAAACTGGTCTGCAGGTAATTTACTTACAGGGGACATTTGATCCTGTGCATTTTGTGTAGCAACACCTTGCTGTTGTTGTCTTACGTTAGCGGCACTCTTATTAAACTGATCTGCCGGTAGCTTGTTCATAGGATTCATCTGACCCTGTGCGGCTTGAGTAGCAGCCAGTTGTTTAGCTTGTCTAATCTGTTCAGGTGTCTTAGGAGTAGGACCTGCAACTTTAGGTGTCATTTGTCCTTGAGCGGCCTGACCTTGTTGGGCCTGTCTTACATTGCTTGCTGATTTTGCAAACTGGTCTGCTGGTAGTTTGCTAACCGGTGTCATCTGTCCTTGGGCCGCAGTTGTTGCCGCACCTTGTTTTTGTTGTCTAATATTTCCGGCTTGCACAGCGGCTTGATTAGCAGGCAACTTACTAAACGGTGCCATTTGTCCTTGTGCGGATGTTGAAGCAGTAGCAAGTTTTTGTTGTCTTGTTTGTGCAGGAGTGGGCGAAACATTTCTACCTGCTGTTGGTGTAACTGCAGGATTCTGAGCCATTTGTTGTTGGGCAACGGTGCTTGCCGCCGCTTGTTTTTGTTTTCTAATTTGTTCTGGTGATAATGCACCTGTATTAGCTTGAGGTGTAGCTTGAGGTGTAGTCGATCCTTTTGCAGCCATATCAACTAATCCACTATCAATCGCACTTTGCAATCCGCTAAGGGCACGACTATTGAATTTTTTTATAAAATCATCTTTAGCCATTTGGTCTGTGGAACTTAATACATTCTTGCCACCTAAAGAGCCTAAGCCTGATCGCACAGCGGCAGATCCATAATCTCCTAAAAATGAACTTAAATCTAGTTCATTTAGTTTTGCTTTTTTAAATTCATTCAGCTTCACGGTTTTTCCTTAATGACTTGGAAAACTTTGCTTGGTCCTTGCTCTTTATAGCACCTAACAGTTTACGCTCTAAAATAGCGGCTTGTTCAGGACTATAGTTACGATTAATCATCTCTATTAGATTGATAGCACTTGTGATAATATTGTGGCCACGACTCTCAATAATGTGAGTCGTGTCCCTATTATTACCAATAGCTTCTAATTCCTCTAGTAGACTGCGAGTTTGTTTTTGCATATTAGTTTCCTAATAGTATTTATCTACTTTTAGGTTTATTTCTTTAAACTGTTTAACATAGCTTTAAGCTTTGAACCCTGTACATCCGCTATAATACGCTTGTTTTCCGGCTCTAATATCTCTCCTGTAGCTTGGTCTATGATAGGTTCAGTTGATGCTAATGTACTTTGAGGCTTTAATTGGTTCATAATCTGATTTGCACTAGGGTTAGGAGTATAACTATTCTGATTGTCAGGATCACTATCACTAATACGCATAGTCTCAATATCATAATCTAAATCAATCTTTTGTCCTACACCAGTTGAACTACGACTTTTCATACATTGAATCTGATACTTTCCACGCTCTCGCATACTACGACTTGTGAAGATGCCGAACACGTTGTCAGCAGTATTAATCTTACTGATACCACCTGCAATGTGACTATGGTCAAACTCAATCTCATCTACTGCACTACGATTCAACTGACTTGCAGTCACCATCAATATGCCCATCTCTTTAGCTAAGTTACGTAGTTCTTCAGCAACATACTTGTCTTTGATAAACTGGTCGTTAGGATTAACTTTAACACTGACTGGCATAACCAAATCTAAGTAGTCAACCATTACAAAGTCAATCTTAATACCTGTTTGAATTTGTACTTCTTTCAAGTAAGCACGAATGTCATTCACATTACTTTGTGCGGGTAATCCTTTAACACGATATTGTCCTGAATTTTTACCAATCATCTTTACTTTAAGACTTGTAGTATCAATATCTTTGCGAATCGCTTTTGTACCCATCATAGTCAACATAGCATCTGTTCTTAATGATGTTAGTTCTTCACTAAGTTCTAATGTAATGTACACTCCGCTCATTCCTTGTTGTAACCAGTTCAATGCAATATTCATCATCACAAGACTTTTACCTGATCCTGAACCACCTGCAAAGATATTCAATTCACCTCGACTGAAACCACCATATAATATACGATCCATTTGTGGCCAACCAGTTGATACTTGTCCACCATTGTTAAAGTATTTGTTGATACGTGCCGCAGGATCATAGAAGTAATCAGTACCCATATCTTTTTGTAAACTGATTTGCACTGCATCTTTGATTAGTTTCTCAACTGGATCAAAGTCACCCTTTTCAAGTAAGTCTGCGGCTTTAAGAATAGCACGTTCTAGTTCTTGTCTTTTCGTAAACCCTTCAAACTCATCCAAGAACCAATCAAATTGATTGGGACTGAAGTTAGGTATGATATCAATGTCTTGCCCAGTAATAGCTTTAATCTGTGTGGGGTCGGGCAAAATACTATATTTTGTAGTGTGTTCTTTGTATAGATTTACGATAGGTCTCAATGACCTATCAAAGTTCTCACTATTTAAAATGTTCATAACTCTAGTGTAGAGTTCAGCTTCAGTAATCATTACACGCAAAAATATCTTTTGCACTTCGATACCGTATTCTTTTTTATTTTCGTAATCTTTTTTCAATTTTTTTCCTTTGTAGTTTTATTTTGATTTTGCTTGCCGTTGCACTACTCAATATGCTGAGTAATGTAGGCAACTTACCATACTTAACTACCGCGTCATTCACATCTTTAACACTGTCATCCCAATTAGGAATGCTAACGCTATAACCTAATTCTAATGCTCTATCACATGTTTCTAAACCTGTCTCATCTCTATCGGGAATAAAAATAATTTGTTTATTTAGTTGTGCTAAAAGTTGTACTTGTCCATCGTTGATTGTATTATGTGTTAACGCACAAGCATTTAAACTTAATGCATCAAATATACCTTCAACTAACAAACATACTTCCCAATCGGGTTTCTGAAAGTCATAACCAAATACATAGCCTGGTTGTTGCTCGTTAATATACTTTGGGATTTTGTTATCTAAGAACCTGCTCGTATGACCTACAATTTTGTTATTGTAAGTATAGGGGATAATAATTCTATTTGACTGTCTGCCAGTGTTATTAGGTGTAACTAAGAACGGGTAGTCATTATAATTTATCAGCCTCGCAGACAGATAATCAACGTATACTTTGTGTAATGGATTATTAATATCTAAAATCTCAGCTTCAGGCAGTTTATGTTCTTCAAATTTTATTTTTGTTTTTTGTTTTTTGAGATGAGCAAAATCTAATAGATCCTTGTATTGTAAACTTTCTAAACTCCATCGTTGAATTTGAATATTATCGATGCCACACCATTTTAATAAACTCTTAGTAATATCACTAATTTGTTTACCTAATGTAAATCCACATTTAAATCCACAATTAAAACAGGCGTATGACCAATTTTCTCCGTCTTTTTTAATACCACCTCTACCTCTAGTGTCGGCTTTATGCCCACGATGGTGACAACATATAGCATTAAAGCTATGCCATCCACCATGTGTGAGTTTTTTCTTGCCGGGAACTATCGATAGGATATCAAACATCTATACAGTATAACACAACTGTCATAGATAAACAACAGTTTAGGTTGATTATCTTGACAAAATATTGGTTACTGCCCCAGTATTGCTTTCAAAT